TTTCAGGGGCTTCTCTTGTACCTCCAACCCGATCCGGAGGCAAAAGAAAAAGACCCCGGCGAGGGGGCTCGTCGGGGTCTAGGTTGTCCCAGCCTGTGGAAGCTAGCGTCGGTTTGAAAAACCGGAGGTTGTGGGCATCAGCCTGAGACGACCTTTGCGGATAGGTAGGCGTTGGCCCGGCGGGCCACGGGAAGAGGCGCGGTCTGGAGCATCGCCTTGTACACGCTCGGGTCCTTGAGCAACTCCGCCTTGGCGAAGCGCCGGGTCGGGGCCAGGCCCGCGCTCCGGATGCCGCCCGAACTGCGGAGCATGTTGTCCCAGTCGGCGATTGCGCCGTAGTAAAAGACGTTCTCGTCGAAGAGGTTGGCGGTCACCACTTCAGCGTACTTGGGACGGATGAAGGCGGTTTCAACACCTGCATCGTTGATGAAGGTCCGGGTGTACGACCAGAACCGGATGCCGAACATGTCGCCCAGGTAGCGCGCACCGCTCGTCTGGAACAGGCTGACGAGCGACTGGTTCTGCCCGAAGGACAGAAGGCTGTTCGACACCAGCTTGGTGCCTTGGTCCAGAAGGTACGGGGAACTCTGGAAGTGGGTAGTGGCCTCCGAACCCAGGATCACGTCCGTCGCGTTGCGTTGCACCGCGTTGAAGATGATGGTCTGAAAGCTCTTGATGTTCGTGGGGATGCCGTTGCCCACGAGGCCACCGCTCACCGCTTGATCCCAGAATACCGACAACGTGACGTTGTTCGCCGCAGGGCGAGGAAACGTAATGGTGAAGGCGTCGTTACCAATCGACGAGTAGGAGATGGTTCCGGTGAGGAGCTGGGCAATCATCCACTCCTCGCGGTCATCCACCGATTGGGTGAGTACATCCAGCGTTTGCCGGATGCGCCGACGGATCTGGCGGTTCATGGCGTCGTCGCTGGGGTACAGCTCCGTCTGCATGACCGTCGGGGCCCCGATCAAGGACCAAGGCTCAAGCGGCGTGTTGATGCTGATGTAAGGCCCATCAACGTACTCTGCCTTTTCCGTGATGCCTCCAACCATCAGCGAAGCAGATCCGCGCGTGACGAAGGGGGCCAGCCGGCGCGTCTTGACGAGGCGCTCGATCTTGATCTGCTCGGTGGTCAGGAGGACCTCTGAGGCCCGGCTGAACAGCAGCGTGCGCAAGAAATTCGGCACCGGGGGCTCTTCGTTCACTACGGGCGTAAGAGCCGTGGTGCGAAGGTTTGCGGGAATGAGTGTCGGCATTTTGTTGTGTCCAGCAGGCTATCAGACGCCCGCTTGTTGGACCCCCTCGATGAGGAATGAGTTGAGGACCGTCTGGGTGGCCAATGCTGTGAGCAGGGTGGCGCGAGTCTGGGCGGCAGGAGTGGGGATGTCGTCGACGTGCAGCGTGCCCTTGAGCATCACGGTGTGGATGACTTCCGCACCCGCCACAAGTTGGACCGCGAGGGGGTAGACGAACGCGACGATGGCGTTGGTCGTGGTGTCGGCGTCAGCCCACGCGCGCAGTTGGCTGGCGCTGGAGTCCTTGACCAGCGGCGTCCCTACGGGCAGCAACGCGGTGCCTGCGAAAAACAGGGCCGGTTTGGTGCCGTCGGGATGGGGGTGCATCCGCAACGAGAAGGAAGTGGTCTGCGCGGCGGAGTAGAGTTCTTTCGGTTGGATGGCCATGGTTGTTCCTCAGTTTTCAGCGGAGGTTGAGTTTTCGTTCTGCGCGGTCTTCGCGCAGTTCCTTCAGCATGAGCTGGCCGTATGCCAGTCCCGCACGGTCGAGTTGCGCATCTTGGTCAGGACCGAACGAGTCCGAGGCAAGCACGAGGTCCCCCGGGAACACTACGATCGCAGGCACGGGCAGTCGGCCCTGGGCGATAGCGCCCACTCGAGCCGGACCTTCGCCCGCACTTGAGGCCGCGGGTTTGCGCGGTGCGGGAGCGTCGAGGGCTTCGAGTTCGGCGGCCACCTCTTCGAGCGTTTCCGGATTCTCCGGGTCAGCATCCAAGCGGGCCACGATGGCTTCGCGTCGCGCGAGGCGCGCACGCTCACGCAGGGCCTTGGGGCTGTTGGGGTCGAGGGGCGGAGCCTCAGCCACAATCGGAACCGGGGGGGCAGGCAGGGCAGCGGCACGCGCAGCGAACGCCTGGGCGATGAGTTCTTTGATTTCTTCGGGGGTCATGTCTTTCGAGGCCAGGACAGGCTCTTCCAGATGAAGGAAGCCGTACATGGAAACGCCGTCCCACTCACCAGAGCGGTACTTCGCGGCAAGGTCGGGGTCGGGAACCCGGATGACCAGCCCCCACCCGCCCGTGGAGTCCACAGGCTGGCCGGAGGCGTTGTTCAGGATCCCGGAAAAGCGGGCATCTCCCGCTTGGACGACCAGGCTCTGGGTCAAGTATGCCTTTGACGCAGGGACCTGGACGAAGTTGTGTTGCAAGTCGATCTTGAAGCCCCCTTGGCCGAACGTGTCGACCATCTCCTTGACGGCTTCTGCGCCGGCAATCACGCTCGGCTTGTCTCGTCCCATGAGGGGGGTCGCGACGTCGGGCAGGATCGCCAAGGCGTAGACCTCAAGCTCTCCGCTGCCGTGCTCCTCGCCGCGGGACGCAAAGACCAGTTCCAGCGTGGCGTGGTCGGGGTCGCCATCGGCCAGAACAAGCCGGGAGTTCAGCTCGTTCTTCCCCCGGGGCACGAGGGAGACCATCAGCACGCGCGCCTTCTTGACGCGCCGGGTGGCTTTGTTGGGCAGCATGGGGCTAGAATAGCCAGGACGCGATAGGCGGCACAATCCCCCGGTCTGTTTTTATCTACAAATGGCAACGCCCGACCAGCAGTCGAAGACCCCCCAGTCCTTCCGTGTCCCGCGCCAGCTAGGGGCGATCTTCGACACCTCGCCCTTGGCACAGGCGCGGAGGGTAGAGATCAAATCCCTGCTCAGCGGGCTGCACGAAATCCAGGCCGCATCCGAGGACGGGTCTGGCGTGCCCGCCTCGGGCATGACGGACGAGCTTTTCGGGGACCTCATTGGCGATATCGTCGAGGAGCCGATCAACCGGGGGGTGGCCCGGCAGATGAGCTACGACAACGAGTATGCAGCGAACTGCCTCCGCACCGCGGTGACCTCCGCGGTAGGGCACGGGCACGCGGACGAGGAAATCTACGACGCCCTGAACCCCCTGGCAGTACACAACTGGCAGACCGTGCTCGACCAGGCCGTGGACGACTACTTCACGGTCGGCGATGGCTTCATCGAGGTCGTGCGCGAGGGGCCCTCGAAAACCTCCAAGATCGTGGGCGTCCACTACGTGCAGGCCGTCACCATCTCGAAGATCGTGCGCGTCTACGAGGGCAAGTACCTGCTGTCCTACGCGCACGGCGGCACCCACGCGTTCCCCGTGTCAGGCTCGCAGGCGGTCTACCCCGCATTCGGCGAGACCGAGGAGCACACTCGCGCGCACGGCCACTTGGCCCGCAGGGATAACAAGGACGGCAATTACTCCAGCGAGATCATCAACCTTCGCCACCCGACAACCCGCTCGCGCTGGTACGGCTGCGGCGATTGGGTGGCCAGCGGCGCCAGCGTGGATCTGATGAAGGCCGTCTCTCAGTACGAGATGGACTTCTACGTCAACCGCGGCGTGCCCGAGTTCATGATGTTCATCACCGGCGGGCGCATCGACGAGAAGGCGTGGCTGGAGATCAAGGCGGACATGCAGAGCATCGTGGGCTTGGGCCAGTCGCACCAGGCGCTGGTCTACAACTTCGAAGGCCAGGAGATCGAGGTGAAGATCGAACGGCTCGCGATCGACGACCCACAAGGGCAGCAGTATTCCGACAAGCGCACGGGCTATGCCTTAGGCGTTGCCACGGCCTCGGGCACGCCGCTCGTGCTCGCGGGCATCCAAGTGCCCGGCAAGGTCGGGGCCAACAACGAGGGCCCCAACGCCATCGCCACGTACCAGGCCATGCGCATCCACCCGCACCAACGGAACATCAGCGAGATCCTCGCAGCCACCCTGGGCAACCCGCAGATCAATGGGGGCCTTGCGGTGAGCGCTGAGATGTTCTTGGGCAAGACGAAACCCATCGAGCACCCCCAAGCGAAGGAACTGCTTGCTGCGGGGATGCCGGTGCCTCAGGCCAAAGAGCGCCACCGCAACGGGTTCAGGACCTTGACGGAAGCTCTCGACCTCCAAGCCATGGAAGGCGTGTCGAAGATGCGCGAGCCTATGGCGGGCTCGGGGCGCGACCCGAAGGAAGGCACGCTTGAGCGCGGGGAAGACCGTGGCCGCAGAGCTTGATCCCCAGAAGGTCATGGGGATTGCGCGGCGCATCCTGGCCCACTCGATCTATGACGCGCTGCTCGTGCTGACGCCCTCGAGGGGCTTGCGGGCGGGCCTGTACTTGGACGTGCAGAATGCCGTGACCAAGCTGGTCTACTCCCACTTCTGGTCGCAGTACCTGCACGACGGGCGCGGGGTCGTGAAGCGGCGCTACAAGCAATGGCTCGTGTACTGGCCAGATGACAGGGGGATGGACCCGCGCATCGCTCCCATCCCCCATGGCTACCCGACTCGCCGGAGCGAGCAAAAGCGGTTGACCAAGGCGCAGTTTTACGACGCGCTGGCGCAGTTCGAAGACGCTTTGAATAGGGGCGTCCCTTCTCCGGTCATCATCACCCGCGGGCCGACCGGAAAGGCAGATGGCGATCCTTGGCTCACCAGTACGGGAATGCGGATGGCGGAAGACGCGGCGTCTCTTCGGGCTTCGACAAGGGTTGCGACGATGTTTGACCTTCACCTGCGTCGAGGGGAGAAGTCCTCTGCTGGAGGGAGGTGAGTTCCTCCCGATACCCCTTGATCGCCTCTAGGAGCCGCAGGACCAAGCTGGCTGGGACCATGCCGGCAATGGATCGTTGACGGAGCGGGCCCGGCAGAGTGTCGGCGTGGGCCGTCTCCGAGTCCGGGTCGAAGCCGCATGTTCGCAGGGCCTGGTGCAGACGGGCAAGGTTTAGGTTCATGTTTTTGCCGCGCGGAACTGATGCTCGAGCCACATGGCAATCCCGATCGCGTCCAGGATGTCTGACCACTCCGCCCTCGTAGGTTGCTCGTCCCAGAGCAGCGCAACTGGCACTGCGTTCGGGTCGAACCCCGTGGGGTAGGCGTGGCGTTTGTTGCTCGCGAACTGCCACCGAAGAGCCTTGCAGATCTTGGTCTGCCCGGACACCTTGGGCAGCGAACTCTGCTGCCACTGGGAGGGGATGGGATGCAGGATGGCCGCGTCGCCAAACTCCATGTGGGCTGCTTGCAGCAAGGCGCCCGCCTTCACTGCCAGAGACAGAATCGACTCCGGCTTTTTGGTGGCGCCCCCGGGGTAGATCTTTTGCGCCTCGACCGCCACCCCTTTCAGGGTGTGCCCGCGGGTATCCCCCCCGCGGGCACACCCTGCCATGGCTGCGTTGAGCTTCGGTCCGAACTCGAAGGGCATGAACCCGATCAACAGGCTCGGTGCCGACCGGGCCGACCGGCATAGCAGGGCAAACGCCGTCTTGAGCCCCGGGTCGATGCCGAGGTAGGTCGACAACGGGCAGGCATCATTCGGAGACATGAGGGTCAGCATCAGAGGGTCTCCGTCAACTTCAAATACTCCGCCACCCACTTGACCGGGTGGCTGACGGCTTCTTCGTTCTTGGGCTCGGGCACCCAGAAGACGAACAGGGGTATGTCGGTTCGCGTTGCTCCCCAGGCGCTCCTGGAGTCCCCCTCGAAGGTACCTCCCTCGCAGTGCAGCTCAACCACGTACGGCCGGAACTCGGTGTCGGGGCGTGCGCAGCGCAGCGCCCCGAGCAGCTCGTCCGCCTCCGCGGCAAAGCCCGAGTCGGTGAACACGATCGTTCGCGTGCCCGGCGCGCCCTCGTAGAGGTCGCTGTGTTCGCCCCTGCGGAGGAAGTCCAACACCGACTCTGCCGCGCAGCGGCCAAGGTACCCCTGCCCAAGCAGGGGCTTTATCAACTGCTCGCTCATGGCGATCATCGCCTGGCGGAGCGTGCCACCCGTGCCGGCATCAAAGGGCGTGTCTTTGGTCTGCTCGTAGTCCCCCACCGGTACCCCCACCGCCTCCAAGGCAGCTTCGGTCGCTGCCCGTAGGGGGGAGGCGAACTTGAAGGTGTCCACCCTCTGGTATTTCTTCGCCAGGCTCCGCCCAAAGGCGTCCTTGCCGCTGCGTGGCGGGCCGTTGACGAAGATGATAGTCACTAGCTTGGTTGCCATAGTATCAGCTCTCCTTTCTCGTTCAAAGTTTGCTTTGCGTCCTTGGACCAGCTCCTGCACAGCACAGGCTCTGCGCGGCAAGTCACGTCGGGGAAGACCACCTGCATCGCCTGCTCCATCAGCCGTTGCAGCTCGCGCGCGGCCAAGCGGGGGCGCTCAAGCCCTCCGTCCTTGCCACCCAAAGGCGTCTCGAAGAGTATCTGGTCGTGGATCGGGGCCACCACGCCACCGCCGTACAAGGGGCTCCCTTCTTCTGCCACCATGCTCGGCCACAGTTGGGCAACCATCGCCAGGCTGAATCCCTCAGCGGAAGGCGACTGCATACCTATCCCGTTGCAGAGCGCGGTCCAAGAACACCCGCGGCGGGTGACGCCCATGGGTGTCGTGTAGGCGTAGGAAGCCTTGGGCTTGCCGTCCGCCCAGTACCCCCGCACGGGGTTAAGGGTGTCCCGTTGCTCGTTGGCCCAAGCGAAGAAGACCTTCATCTCGGGGTACAGCTCGTGCCAGTACAAGCCCATCTCCTGGGCCTCTTTCTGGCTGAAGGACACGCCCATGCTCGCAGCGTATTCCACGAGGGTCTTGTCCCCCATGCCCCCCGGCTTGCCCAAGCCCACGGGCTTCGCGAAGGTGCGAAACCTCTTGTAGATCTTTTGCAGCTCCTCCGAAGAGCCC